TACCTGGCCGGCAACGGCTACGGGGTCCGGATGAAGAACTTCCGGATGGAGTGGATCGAAGCGGACCGCATCGAGGGCGAGATGACCTACGACATGCGGATCATCGCCAAGGACATGGGCATCTTCCTGGCCAGCTGCGTGAGCTGACCCAACCCCGAATGGGCTGTGGGCTGAGGTCGGTCCACAGCCCATCCTGCTGAAGGAGGGCAGATGGGCGTCCCGACCGGCATCCTGCAGGCCAAGAACGCAGGGAAGCTGAAGCCGCTGGCACAGGGCGCGCGGAAGGCAGCCGGAGCGGTCGAACGCCCCCGGGGTGCTTTCACCCAGGGCAAGCACGTCCTGGGCAAGCGTCACACTGTGAGTGCTTTCGGCATCGATCATGGAGGTGGCTGATGCCCAACTCCCTGATGGACAACCCCAACGTGGAGTTCATCGCGGCCAAGCCGTTCGACTACGGCGACAACCACTACGAGATGGGTGACGACTTCCCCCGCGAAGACTTCACCAAGATCGACATGCTGATCCGAGCTCGGTTCATCGTGCCGGTGGTCGAGGATCTGGCCGACAAGCCGCACACCTCGTTCTTCCGTGAGGTGCGCCAGAAGGACGAGGCCAAGTCGTGGCTGTTCCGGGACCGGACCCAGATCGTCTTCCCGGAGCCCGAGGTGACCGCAGGACTCTCCACCCTCTCCGTGCAGACCTCCCAAGGGACTGCTACAGAGCCCGGAGAGGGTGGAGAACCCACTGCTGAGGAGCCGGGGGACGAGGGCCCGGCCCAAGATGAGTATGACCCCAGTGCCCACAACGTAAACGCCGTGCTGGCCTACATGGAGGCCAACCCGTCGGAGGCGGCAGCGGTGCGCGAGGCCGAGAGGTCAGGGAAGAACCGCAAGGGAATCGTGGAGGGGTACTGATGCCATATTCAGCGTTCGGCGTCGACCATGGGTACGAAGAGGTCTCCAAGGCCATGGAGGTACACATCGGTGGCAAGCCCGCCATGGATGTGGTCAGGGGCGCGCTGCGTCCGGTGAAGGCAGCCTTCCAGCACGGGGTCAGTGGGGCCGCGACACCGGCACCGCTGGCGGTGCACGCCAAGGGAGCCGAGCCTGCGTTCAAGGCCGGCAACGCACTGAACCGGGCCGGTACCTTCGCGATGAAGAACAAGAAGGCGATCGGCATCGGTGCCGGTGTCGGAGCCGTCGGCGGAGCCACTGCTATCGGAGCCAAGAAGCGGTACAGCTGACATGTACTCAGCGTTCGGGGTAGACCACGGCGATGTCGTCGCCAAGGCGCGCAGGCGTCGCAACAAGCCTGCCCCGGTCCCCGTACGTCGGCCGGCTCCTCAGGTCCAGCCCGGTGCCGTCGCCACCGCAGCCGGCAAGACCAGCAACGTCATGCACCGGGTCGGTGAGGCCAACGTCTCGGTCAAGGGCGTGGGCGAGAGCCTGGGCGGCGGAGCCGAGAGGGCCGCTGGCTTCTTCCGCCGGCGTCCCGGACTGACCGGCACGATTGCCCTGGGAGGTGCCGGCGTCCTGGGCTACCGTCACCTGCGCAATAAGGAACCGAAGCGCAAGAAGGTGGTGACGTGACCTACTCCTACACCGCCCCCGGGAACAGCGACACCGACACCATCCGGTACCTGATCCAGGACACCGATCCGAACCAGGCCGGGGAGTGGCTGGTCACCGACGAGGAGATCCAGTGGTCCTACGACACCTGGTTCCCGCTGTACAACTCCGAGGAGTACGTGGCCGCTGCGGTCGCTGATACGATCGCGGCGCGTTACGCACGCGAGGCAAGTTACAGCGCAGACGGGGTGTCGGTCAGTCTCGGGCCTGTGGGGGATCAGTACCGAGCGCTGGCCGCCTCCCTGCGTGAGACCTACAAGGCCACGCTGGTCGGGACCAGTGTCGATGTCGGCGGGATGACGCCCAACGAGGGCCTGCAGCCGAACACCAAGCCCTTCTCCTTCGGCAAGGGTCTGCACGACTACCTCGAGGCCGGAGCCCAGGACTGGGGCGGGGTCTACCCGCCCGACGTGGAGATCTACCCCTACAACGTGCCGCCTCAAGAACAGATCGTCGAGCCATGACCAGCGCAGATGGACGTTCCGCCTTCGGAATCGAGCACGTCACCAAGTCCTTCAGCAACCTGATGCCGAAGCTGGACCGGGTGATGGCCGGCCAGGCCAAGGGACGCAAGGGGCTGGCAGCGATGGACTACGCAGCGCAACGGCTGACACGCGGGGAGAAGAGCTTCGAGGTGAAGCGTCAACTGAAGGCGCAGGGCAAACTGAAGAAGATCCCCCGGTCATGACCTGGCCGTCCTCGAGTGCGCTGAAGTACGTGCGAGCTCGAGCCACCGAGGCCATGAACTGCACGGTGCAGATCTACCGGCGGGACCGCCCTGAGGGCTACGACGAGGACACCCTGGTCTACACCCCGGAGGGTCCGAAGGAGCTCGCCTACGAGGGCGCAGCGCGGATATGGGAGCTGTCCAGTGGAGCTTCGGTCACTGTGGGTGACGATGACTTCTACCAACAGTCCACTCAGATGTCGATCCCCTGGGCTGTAGCCGAAGTGATCCAGCAGTACGACGAGGTGACCGTGCTGTCCTGTGCCACCGATGATCAGATGGTCGGCAAGCGCTACGAGGTGCAGACCGCGGCCAAGGCCGGCCAGATGCGGGCCACCCGCCGCTTCGAGGTGATCGGGCGGCAGGACTGATGATCAGCGCCTTCGGTATCGAGCACGGGGACATCTCCAAGCGGGAGGCCTACCAACGGCGCTCGATCATGGACCCCGTGCACCCGCAGCACAAGCAGACCACGTTCACCGACCCCGAGGGCAAGAAGCAGAACGTGGACCGGAAGATGAAGCGCACCGTCGAGCACCTGAACCGGAAGGGGTACAAGACCTACGCCTCCGATCAGGGCGACTTCGCCGTCTCGCGCAGAGGTCACTGGTACAAGGACGCCTACGTGGGCTTCCACGACCCCGGCACCACGCAGAAGGGCAAGCACCCTCGGGGCAAGGCGCTGGCTGCGGGGCTGCCCAAGCGGTTCCAGGTCGAGAGCGAGCCACCGGTTCGGGCGAAGAAGACCGGGCGCTTCGCGGGCTACAGCCGGGGTGGCGCCTCAGTGGTGCGGTTCCCTGCCGGCCCCGGAAGGGGGCTGGTGAACCGGCACCGGCTACGGCGCGAGGTGTCTCGAAACGACTTCAGCAAGGCCTTCAAGAAGCGGCTGCCCTGATGGTCGCCGAAGGATCTGCCGACATCAGCAAGCTTGCTGACGCCTTGCGTCAGTCCGCCAACGACTCCCAGATGACCACCCAGCAGGTGTTGATCCAGGCCTCCAACCAGATCCTGGCCGAGATGGAGGCCAAGGTCCCGGTGAAGACCGGGAAGCTGCGGCACAGCCTGCGGATCGAGGTGGGCACCGAGCGGGTGGTGATCGGTCCCAACCTGGTGATGGCTCCCTACGCGCCCTACGTGGAGTTCGGGACCAGGGCGCACGAGATCAGGCCGAAGAACCCCAAGGGCGTCCTGGTGTTCAAGGTGGGCGACACCACGGTGTACGCCAAGAAGGTGCACCACCCCGGCACCAAGGCCAACCCGTTCGTGAAGGACTCCTTCATGGCCTGGGTGGACAGTCTCGGGACGATGGCTGCAGAAGCCAACGTGAAGGTGATCTCAGAGAATGGCCCCTAGCACCGTCTCCCGCGGACCGATCACTGACGTGCTGCTTGCTCAGCTGGCCACGGAGGGGTTCCCGGTCGGGGACAACGCCTCACCCACCGTGCCGTACGGGTGGCAGGGCGAGCCGAACGATCCAGGGAAGACGTTCACCCCGTGGATGTCGCTGTCTCCGGGGGCGTCGATCCCACAGACGCCGGCGGGGCCACTGGCGAACACCTACGCGGACTGGAAGCTCGGCTACAACGTGTTCTACGCCGGCATCTCCAGGAAGCAGACCGAGGCTCTGGCCGATCGGATGCGGCACAACCTGACCTACCTGGCGCGCGAGGTGATCACCACGCCCACCGGTGGCTGGAAGGTCCAGAAGTGCGCCTGCACCGCGATCGGCAACACCAACCGGATCGGATCGGCCTATCCGGACTACTTCACCCAAGCAGACACGTTCGAGGTCTGGGTCACGGAGGTCAGTTAGATGGCACAACGCGGAGTCAAGATCACACGCGGCGACGACGAGGTGTACGTCCCGGCCCGGTCGGTCTCAACCTGGGAGGCCAACGGCTGGACGGCCGCAGATGATGGAAGTACAGAAGAAAGCTCCGAGCCGACACCGGCTCCGGCGAAGAAGACGGCGAAGAAGGCCACGACGAGGAAGGCTGACTGATGGCCCGCATCATCCCGAATGAAAACACCTGGATCGGGTTCACCATTGCTTCCATCGTGGACTACCACGCGCCGAAGGCGGCGGATGTTTCTGGGTGCACCGACCTGACCGGCTTCTGCATCAGCCTCAACGCCTCGGCTCGAGGCAACACGGTGCCGACGCCGAGCTTCGACTCGCTCTTCGAGACCAGCACGGCTGGCACGAACGCGGCGACCTTCGACGCAGACTTCTACCGTGACGACGGACCTGGGGTCGACGATGACGCGGCCTGGACCACACTGACCCGTGGGCTGCGCGGCTACTTCATCATCGCCCGGTTCGGCGGCAGCGGGGCCGGGAACATGCCCGAGGCCGGCGACGACGTGGAGGTCTGGCCGGTGATGATCACCTCCCGGACGATGGCGAACATGACCTCGAACACGGTGCTCACCTTCACCTGCTCGTGCGCGGTGATGGAGGAGCCGGAGGAGAATGCCACCGTCGCGGCCTGAGGTCTAGCATCTGGTCATGCCAAACAGTGCAGCCAAGACAGTAGAAGCTCGCCAGAAGCAGTCGCAGGCTTCCAGGCGGGCCACGCTGGATCAGTTGGTCAACAAGGCTCCGTCTACCACTGAGTTCTCGATCTACCTCTCTGACGGCAACGGTGGCAACACCGAGGTGACCCTGAAGTACAAGGCCATCGGCATGCGCGAGTACGACCGGCTGGTGAGCAAGCACCCGCCCAAGCCGGAGCAGCGGGCCGAGGGCAACTCCTTCGACATCGACACCTTCGCTCCGGCTCTGATCAGCGCCTGCTCGGTCGAGCCGGAGATCACGCCGGCCGAGGCCAAGAAGATCTGGGACTCCGACGACTGGTCTCGAGGCGACGTGATGGTGCTGTTCCGGAACGCCGTCGACCTGAACAACCGGGGACTGGATGTCCCTTTCAGCGAAAGAGGCTGAGGAACGATCCCTCCTTCAACCTCGAGATGTCGTTCTGCAACGAGCACGGCATCCCACACAGCGAGTTCCTGGACTGGGATCCCGAGGATCGGGCCAAGGCCGTCGCCTACCTGATCGAGCACGGGCTGCGGTGTCAGCTCTGCGGCACGGCGGAGTGGGAGTGGGAGAACAACAAGTTCGCCTTCACAGCCGTGGAAGAGTTCTGTCAGGGGTGCTACCAGAAGAGCGTGTTCCAAGATCAGCAGGGCTCGTCACTCCCGGGGACGAATGTCAAACTGATCCCAACTACGCCACAGCTGACAGCACAGATGGCGCTCAAGGCTCGGAGACGCCGGAAGATGCAGATGGACTAGGACGAGCATGACGCAGACGCCGGTGCAGGCCAACGTCGTACTGACTGCGGACAACTCCCAGTACGACCAGGCGATGAACGTCTCGGCGGCGAGCACCGACCAGCTGGGCCAGAGCGTCGACACCCTCGGTCAGAAGATCGACCGCCTGACCAAGTCCGGCGGCAAGAAGATGATGCTGGTCAGCGCCGGCGACGTGGCACTGATCACCGGCGCGGTCGCGGCCTGGAACTCCTACGAGCAGACGGTCAGCCGGCTGAGTGCGCAGTCCGCGATCCTGTCGCACAACCAGGTCCAGCAGACCAATGTGATGAACACCTACCGGGGTGCGGTCAACAACCTGCGCAGCACCTTCGGGACCACCACCCAGGAAGCCGCCAACCTGGTCGAGACGTTGGCCAAGGTCACCAGCCTGAACCAGACCCGGGATATCCAGGGGCTGGCCCAGACCTTCACCAAGATGTCGGAGGCCACCGGTGAGAGCAGCGAGGGCCTGGCCAGCTCGCTGACCAACCTGCAGAAGGTGATGGGCGTCCCCATCAACCAGCAGACCACCAAGAAGTACGCCGACACCTTCACCTACCTGGCAGCCCAGACCAACACCAGCGCCCAGGGTCTGATCGACTTCACCGCCCAGTTGGCTCCGGTGGGTCGCGCGGTGGGCCTGAACACCCAGCAGGTGGCCGGCTGGGCCACCGCCTTCGCCAAGGGTGGCCAGGAGGGCATCGCGGCCTCCAGCGTGTTCACCAAGATCGCCACCGACATCTCCAACTCGATGGCCACCGGGTCACCGGAGATCGCGCACTACGCGAACCTGGTCGGGATGACCCAGGAGAAGTTCAAGAAGCTGGGCGCGGAGACCCAGATCCTGGACGTGCTGGAGGCTCTGCAGGCCAAGGGCAAGGGCGCGGCCTCCGAGATCGACCGGCTGGGTCTGAACGGCACCCGGTCCCTGCAGGCCATCAACACCCTGCTGAACGAGCAAGGTGGTCTGCGGCAGACCCTGAACCTGCCCCAGGATCCCCATGCTCGAGGTGCGGTCGACCGTGGCTCGGCGGCGGCGACCATGCACAACCTGTCCGACGAGTTCGGCATCTTCCGGCAGAACATGCAACAGGCCGCGGAGGGTATGGCCACCATCCTGGGGCCGGCGGTCGAAGGGTTACTCAAGGGCCTGGACAAGATGTCCGCGATCCTGGACAAGATCGTCAACGGCCCGATGGGCAAGTTCGCCCAGATGATGATGGGCATCGTCGGGATCCTGTCCAGCGGCGCGGGCATGGCCCTGCTCTTCGGTGCGGCTCTGCTGAAGCTGGCCACCGCCTTCACCATGCTCCGCAGCTCCGGCTCCTACGGTCTCCGCGAGGGACTCACCGGAGCCGCGACCAGCCGGATCGTCAAGGATCCGGTCACCGGTGCCTGGGGTCCTGCCCCCGGCGGCACGCTCGGTCCTCGAGGCGAGGAGCTGGCAGCCAGTCCCAAGACCAGCTGGTTCATGCGCGGCATGTACAACGCCGGCGTCGTCGGCGGTGGGGTGCTCGGACGCGGAGCTCGAGGCGTACTCGGCACCGACATCGGGCAGGCCTGGTACGGCGCACGGGAGGCGGTCAGCGCCAAGATCCCGTGGACCATGAACTATCAGCGCCCGGTGGGCACCGCGGTGGACGAGTACGGGTACCCGGCCAGCCTGGGCTACGGGCGTGGCCGGTCCATGCTCTCCTACGCGGCCGGTGGCGCGGGCCGGTTCATCCAGAACTTCGTCACTCCGACCTTCGACCAGATGCGGTTCCGTAACGCCACCGAGCGCACCATCTGGGCCGGCAACGAGGCACCCTGGTCCGGCTTCATGCAGCGCACAAGGCTGGCCGCGCAGATGGGCGACGTGGCCACCGGGCAGTCCCAGCTGACCCAGATCCGCAAGGCCGAGCTCCAGGTGCGTCAGGACCCGATGCTGACCAACGCGGAGCGGCAGGCTCGTCTGGATAACATCGCGACACTCAAGCGGGAGGCCAAGGAGCGACTGAACTCCGCTCAGTACATGGAGCGCTCCACTCGGGAGGAGATCAACCAGGCCCAGCCGCTGATCCAGGCCAAGGCGGACGAGACCGTCGGCACCCAGCGACTGAGCACGGCGCTGAAG